TTGTTATTAAGGATTCTACAGCTACAGATAATTATGTTTTAACAGTAGATGCTAACGGAGAAGCTGGTTGGGAAGCCGCTGCCGGTGGAGGATTAAGTTCTGATTCTGATAATAATACTATTGGTGGTACTAACGCTGGAGATGCTATTACTACTGGAAGTTACAACACCTTATATGGATCTAAGGCTGGTACAGATGTGACTACGGCAGATGGCATAACGGCTCTGGGTTCTGAAGCTGCTGCAAATGTAACTTCTGGTGGAAAGACAACAGCGATTGGATTTGAAGCTTGTAAAGCTACAGAAACTTCTTATGAAAATACTGGTGTAGGTTATCAAGCATTATTATCAGCTGATAATGCCGGAGGTCAATACGCGTTTTATGGATCGTGGAATACTGCGGTTGGAGCTAATGCTCTTGATGCTCTTACCACAGGCCGCGATTGTACCGCTATTGGAAGAAATGCATTAGGGAGTGCCACTACTATTTATCAATCAGTAGCAATCGGTAGTGGAGCATTAGCAAATGCTACAACATCTGCACATGAAAATGTTGCCATAGGTTTTGATGCTGGTCAATATGTTACAGGTGCCAAAAATATTTGTATTGGGATGCGTAGTGCTTTTGTTCAAACTTTAAGCGGAAATAATAATATAGTTATTGGAGAAACATCTCAAGCTAGTGCAGCAACAGTAAGTAATGAAATAACTTTAGGTAATACTTCTATAACCAAGTTTAGGATTCCCGGAATTAATTTTTCAATTAAAGACAGTACGGCTACTGACAACTACGTCTTAACAGTTGATGCCAACGGTGACGCAGGCTGGGAAGCTGCGGCTGGTGGTGCTAAACAAGGAGTCTTTTATGAAAACAGTCAAACATTATCAAGTAATTACACAGTTACAGACGGAAGCAACGCAATGGCAGCAGGTCCTATAACTATTGCAAGCGGCATCACTGTCACAGTCGGTGCTGATGAAACCCTAACAATCGTATAAATATTATGAGTCAATTAAAAGTAAATTCAATCGTTCCTGTCAATGGTCTGCAAAGTGGTGCTAATGGTGGAATAATTCAAGTTATACAAACCTTTAAAGACGATGCTGAATCAACAACTTCAACCACTTTTGCAGATTTAAATGGAATGTCAGCAACTATTACACCTAGTTCTAGCAGTAATAAAATTTTAATTAGTTTTTCACTTTGTCTTTCAAGTCAGCATAATCCTGTTACTTTTATTAATTTAGTCAGAGGTAGTCAAAATATAGCTCAACCAGCAAGTGCGGCTGCTCTTTCAACTATACAATTATATTCAGATGGTGATAAGATTATGCAACAGGGATTTGAATTTCTTGATAGTCCATCAACAACAAATTCAACCACTTATAAATTACAATGGCGAACTAATAATTCTAGCCAAACAAGTAAATTAAATCAATATTATAACCAAACAAATTTTCACTCTTCAAGCACTATAACTTTAATGGAGGTATCAGCATAATGGGATTAGATCACGAAGCAATTTATAAAGCATACGCTGGAACAGTAATTTCTATTAGTGATTCTGCTGGTGCTTTTGACGCAAATCGTAATTCTGTAAGTTTAGATCAATCTCTTATAGATGCTGCAAGAGCAACATTAGATGCGGAATACAATGCTCAGGAATATGCAAGAAATAGAGAAAAAGAATATCCCTCTGTGGTCGATCAGTTGGACTTAATTTACCATTCAGGCATTGATGCTTGGAAGGCAAAAATCAAAGAAACAAAAGATAAATATCCAAAACCATGAGTACATTAAACGTAGGTACAATTAAAAGCATTACATCAAATGTTCCTCCAGTATTTCAAGATTCTGGAGGCACAAGTGTAGGCCAACTATGTAGAGCATCTATAAGATTAAAACAAACATCAACTCAAACAATTCTTCAAAGTTTTAATGTATCTTCTATAACTGATGATGGAACTGGAGCCACAAGTATAAATTTTACAAACACTATAAGGAATGAAACAGGAACCGGCACTGAAAACTACGTTGTAAGTACTGGTCAAGACGGTTCTGCTGTTTCGACTTCACACTTAATGTGTTTTATTTCAGCAAACACTAGCAGTCAATTGTCAGTTGTTTTTTACAACCTTGGCAACTCTAATCTTAGGGCTGATAGTAACTTATGTTGCATATCAATTCATGCTTAATTAATTATGTCAATACTTAAAGTCAACACAATTCAAAACACCTCCGCTGCTCACAGTTCAACACCAGAGGAAATTGCACAGGGTAGAGCAAAAGCATGGATACATTTTAATGGATCTGGAACGGTTGCAATTAAAGATAGTTTTAACGTCAGTTCATTAACTGATAATAGCACAGGTTTATATACCATTACCTTGTCAATTACTATGGCTAATGACGATTACTGTGTGCAATGTACTGCTCACATGTGGGAAGATAATAGTGACGATAATGCAAGAATTACGGCACCTACAAAAATGACCACAACTTCTTTTAGACAAGCCACAATTTATGGCACTGGAAGTCATCAAGATTGTCAAAACAGTATGGCAACAGTCTTTGGCGATTAAAACTACTTAAGATATACATAAAAAAAACTAATGAAAAATTCAGACAAAAGATTTATCTATGCTAATGATGACGGTGGTATTTCTATCGTCATTCCAGCAGATAATACAGATTTAACTTTAGATCAAATAAAAGATAAAGATTGCCCTAGCGGTAAGACAGTTTATACTGTTGATAAGTCTGCAATTCCTACAGACAGGAGTTTCAGAAACGCTTGGACTTATACGGAGTAAATTATGGGATTTGGAGTAGACATGGCGAAAGCCAGAGAAATTCATAAAACAAATATTAGAACTGCAAGAACACCAAAGCTTGCAGAACTTGATATTGAATTTCAAAAAGCACAAGAAACAGGTGCTTCAACAACAGACATTGTAACTAAAAAAAACGCACTGAGAGATGCACCAGCCGATTCAGGTATTGATTCAGCTAGTGATACTGATGCGTTAAAAGCACAATGGAAAACAGATATTTTAGGAACCAGTCCTTACTAATGGAAAGAACAACAGACGAAATAGCGACTATCTTCACTAATGCTGGAGATAGCGTTACCGTTATCAACACTCTTGCAGCTTTATCATCATTAACAGATGAACAGAAAGAGGAGGTCGAGAGAAATGTATTGCATCTTGAAATTATCAAGGCTTACAAAAAAGAAGACGAAAAAACATCTATCTGGACAACAGAAGATTTCACAGCACAAGACGCTGCTGTAACACTAGGAAAAACAAAGTATGGGTAACATTGAGTTACCAGTTTTATATTTACCTGATGCAATAACTTTACCAGATTTTCAATTTGAATTACCTAAAGGTGAGGTACCTTCGTATACGCCTTTAGTAGTTCCACCTAGTGATTTACAGGCACCAGAAGGTGTTGAATCAGAAACCAAAGATGAGGAACCAGAAGCAACTGGTATAAGGCAAATTGATATTCCAATTATTGATGTCAAAATGCCCCTACCTGAGAATGAAATACTTGCTACTGCTGGAACTACAGCCGTAGTTTCTGTAGCAGCTACTCTTACAGCTACCGCAGCTTTTAAATGGGCTGTTACAGCCATGAAACCTATATTAAAAACTACATGGAAGAAACTAAGCCAGAAAAAAAAGGACTCTTTACCAAGTTAAAAGAAGACATAGATGATCATGATGAACAGATGGCAGTACTAGGTGCAGCAGTGCGTCTAGGTGTAGTTATTTGGTCAGGGTTTATTATTACCTTAAACTATGTTGAACTACCAATGGTAAAGAAATCGTCTGCATCAGCAGACATCACTTTCGTCGCTTCGATTTTCACGGGGGCACTAGCCACATTTGGTTTGTCTACGGGAAATGGTAAGAAGAACGGAGATAAGAAAGAACTACCTAAACCAAAACAATGAAAAAATGGATTCTTCTCTTAGCGTTGTTGTCACCCGCAATAGCAAGAGCAAACACAATAACTCCCAACTTTACTCAGGGGAGTATGAACTCAACGACAACAACTACCCAAACTATAAAGGAAGTCAAAAAGACACAAACCTTTGGAGCAGCAGTAAAAAGCTGGTCTGGAACCAATGTCGAGCCTTCTGGAAACATTACTGCAACCGATACAACATTTGCGGTCAAAGATGTAACAAAAGATTGGACATTGGAAACAACAGCAAGAGCTGCCGGATTAGTACAGGAAATAGACGCCACAACAGATTGGACTATAAATACTACTACTACATCCTTATCGGTCTTCTCACAATAAGTCCTGTGTTAGCAGAAGAACCTGAAGTTAATAACACCTCAAATCCGGTAGCAGCCGCTACAGGAAATGTTACAAACCAAGCCGTACAGTTCCAGAATAATGGAGCAGCGTCTCGTCAAAACTATGGAAGTGGTATTGCATGTAATGGGTCAACTATGACCTTTTCACCTTTTTACATGGGAAACCATGTCAACCCATATTCTGAAAAAGAAGATGTTGCTGGCTTACATCCTTCTAGTTATCAGCTAAATGAGAACTGGGGATTTCAACTTAACTTTATGGTTCCTCTTGATAAACGAAGTCTTGAGCAATGCAGAAGCATAGCTAAAAGACAAGAGGAGAAAATGAGACTAGACCACGAGCTGGTACGTGCTCTTAAATGTGCCGAATTACAACAAAAGGGATTCACCTTTAGACCCGGGTCACGTGTTGAACATATGTGTTCAGACGTAGTACCTATATCATCACTTAAACACCAATGATCACATTAGTAAAACCTATTTTATTTGCCTTTATTAAAACTACAGCAGTTAAAGAACTGATAGTCAAGCTAT